AAAAGGTAAAGTAGCATCTAATCTGTGGGCCATTATACAACATTGATTCTTATATTGTTCAATCATGCCTCTTCCAGTTTCATAGACAGCCCTTGCAAAGTCTCCTACTGCACCCGGGTCTGATTTCTTATCCTCATAAAATTCTACCTGTGCGGGTCCTGTTTCAACCCTTTTAATAGAACCCGTAGCTTCTATTGTTGCTCCCGTAACTGTTGTTGATGAACTTTGAAGCGTTCTTAATGCTAGGGCAATAGATTCATCCATCAGTAGGTCGTATCTTATTAGATTCGATATAAGATGATTCCAAAGTATTGGCCAGGCTGATTCGTAGAAGGTATTTTCAGCCAAAAGGATGGGGTAGACTTGTGGTTGTAAATACATTTGCCATTTCTGCATCGAAATTATCAGGTTCGGTTGGAACAATCTTAATAACTCCTCAGGTATCTGGCTTTGTAAAAGGGTCATTATGGGTACATTAAATTCCGGAGTAATCTGAAACGTAAACCACCTTTGTAAATTTATAACCCCTGCATCTGTTAAGGCATTCAGTACTACCAAGTAAATACCCGATGCTACATACGCATGGGTTGGATTTTGTAGGTTTGAGTTAGTAGAATCTCCAAAGTTCCAAGCCCAAGCAGTTACGACTTCTCCAACACCCGAAACCCCCCGAAAGGCTATTTCGAGGGGATTATTTGGATTGGGAGTAATTTCTATACTCAAGCCCATTACACAACTGTTATTTCAGCATTCAGTAATTCAGCAGGTATAGCTGCATACAAAACATCAAGTTTTTCTTGCTTCTTTTTAGCTGCATCGAAGGCCTCATATAATTCTACTGAAACAATATCTTCGGCTTGTTCTTCGGCCCAAAGAGTAAGTTCTGCAATAGTCATAGCCGCTAATGTTGTTTTTAGGGTTACGATTTCGGGGTCTCCCTTTTCGACTTTGGCTTTTTTAGCCTCTGCCTTTTTAGTCTTGTCAACTAATTCATAGCCATCTTCTACCAGCTCTCTGGCTTCGGTTTCTGTTAAACTACGAATTTGACCTCCTGATAATCGGCTTCTGAACTCTAGGTTCTTCTCGATTGTGCTTTCAAGCAGGTAAACTTTGTTCTTCAGCATTTTTAAGTTATGCTTCGGTACAATACAGATTGTGGCTTTTGAGCCTAGACAATAATTCTTTTTCATGGGGGTAGTATTGGGGGTTATTATAATCTTATAGAGTCAAAGGATAGCCCCGGTAAGGGGGCTATCGTTATCAACCAGTTCACTTGTTAATCCAAGATTTCTACTCCCTCGGCAGCATCAACGTCCATCCATGCTGGGAATCCATCAGTAGCGAAGTTAACGTCACCATCAAGAAGGGCTCTTGCATCACGGTAGATTACTCCAAAACCTGTTGTAAGAGTAGCGTACGTACCCTCTGTTTGGTTTGAAACAATGCGTTCAGTTTCTACCAATAGAGGTCGTGCATTAAACTTCAATACTGAAGAAGAGCGGTCTACCACAAGAATCTGGTCACTTGGAATACTTCCATGAATGTAAAAGTCCGAACTCTGAGGAACCGGAGTCTTTAGATTAAGGTTTGAATCAGGTGTACCTTGGTATCTCTTCTTGAACTCATCTAGGTTTAGGATGCTATTCGCAGCAATTTCACCACCGATGATTTTGTTCGCACTACGTCCTAAGCGGCTCATGCGAATCCATAAACGTAACATATCCGGGTATGTAATACCTGTTGCTACGTTAGTTACACCGATGATAGGGGCTGATTCACTACCATCATTTTGCTCTCCATTAATCAAAACCGTGATAAGCAAGTTATCAATACCTTGATTTAGCTTTACTCCAAAATCTTGTAAAAAGATTTGAAGGATGCTTATAGGTACATAGTTACGTACCTCATCAGGAATTTTAATACCTTTACCCATCTTTCTAATTTCGAGCTTCTTTTGCCCGAAAGAAACACTGCCCAATGGGATTGTTTCAGCTTCACCTACGTATTCGGGTGTAGCATCTGACATATTCCAATGTGGCATTGTGATGCTGGTTTGTGATACCGGAATTTCACCTGCAATGAGGTCATTCCAAATAGGAGCTTTACGAAGGCCTAAAGATAGGGCTTGGCGAATTACCTCAGGAAGAATCCATCGGTAGTCAGTATCAATATCTCTAACTGAATAGAGGTTTTCAACTGTGTCAATATGAGGCTCAATACCAAGGGCTGTCAGGTAAGCTGGCATATCCATTGCGTATTTTTCCTTTACATAATTTGAGAGGCTAATTTCTCTTGGGTTTTTGGAATTTCTACGGATTGCTTCACAGCTTTTAACAACTGTGGGTAACTCGCGTAGCATATCCTTATTGATTTTCTCTGGATTTAACATTTGAGGGTTATTTGGGGTTGAACAATTATTTATAGGTTTTTTGGGTTCTGATTAGTCTTTGATAACAACAAAGATTTCTTCATCCGCAATGGCTGTTTCTAGAGCCCATCCTACACATACATCTTGTGAAGTTGCAGTTGCATAGGAGTTTAAGTTCTCGACAGCGTCGAAGCCCTTGTACATAACTGGGCCTGCATTATTCCCAGTAGAAATACCTTTTATGATGGAATAACCCCTCATTACTACGGTTCCCTTTTTACCGGCTGCTACATCATGGATAACATACCCGATATGTAAATGTTCTGAGTTATCTGCCGCAAGAGCGACGATTTGACCTGCAGTATTCAACTTTACTAATTGGGTCTTTTTCAGAGCCGCAAGAGCAGTAAATTCATGGGCCATTTTGTGAGACTCACTTTTTATCAAAAGTGTTTTGGTCTCCGAGCCTAAAGATTCTGGCATAATAGTTTCAAGATTAAGGTTTTAAAATTCGTTACTTATTCAAAATAGGGTGTTGTAATCAGGCAACTTATGCCCAGCTCTCAGATAAGAAGTCTTTGTTACCGGGGGTATCAGAGAAACTATCGCGAATTTCTATATCGGTCTTGGTTACAGGTGTATCATTACCATCTCCGGATTCACTATTTTGAAGAGTGATTTCTTTTGAGCCACATTTGTTACACTTACCTGTGAAAGCCTCTATTGCAGCTTTCGTGAAAGGTTCTGCAAGAACTTTCAGAGTTGTGTATTTAGACTCTTCAAGAAGTTTAACTGTTTCCGGCTTGAATTTATCTCCTTCGGCTAGCTTGTAGCAACGGATAGCTTCTCCGCGTATCTCATCTTCAAATGCCTTCAATTCTAATGCTTGAGCTTCAAGAGTAGTCACTTTATCAGCTACCTCTTTTAGGGTTGCTAATGCAGCATCTTTTTCTACTAATTGAGCTTTAAAAAGAATCGAATCAGCCAAGCCTGTTTTTGCTTCGCTCATCTTCTGTCTTACCTGGGCTTCTAAATCTACTTCGGATAAAGTTTCAAAAGAGGCAATTGCCATCAGGGCCGCAAGGGCCATCCATTTTTCTTTCATGGTGTTTAGTATTGGTTTATTTATTATTGGGGTTTCTGTTAATGATTCTACGATTGGGTCCTTAAAGGAGTAATTATAGTACCCCCCTTTATTAAATTGCTCCGAGAATGAATCCCGGTTTTGGGCCATTAAAGGGTTTACTATCTTACCATCTTTATCTAGGCGTTGAGCAAAAGGGTCTGCTCCATGTGGTACGAAAGACATTTCATAGTACCTTCTGATTTTAGTGGCAACTCTACGAATTAACTCTCCTTTGTCATCGCGTGTACCTACTTTATTTCTAAACTCTTCAAAGGGCATATCTAAATGTGATTGCCTCCATGCAAATTCAACCGTTACGGATGAAGAATGTATAGAGGGTGGGTTCATCATTACAGCCCTTGCAACATGGGGGTTAGACTTTCCATCCAGTTTTATTCTTACATTCAGACCTCCAGGTACTTTAATACCATCTTCTGTTGTATATTCTTCTTGGTATTCTGCACCGACAATAACTCCTAATTCATTGCCTATACCCATTTCATGGTTAGGATAAATTGCTAACCCAAGAATCATCGGTAAGGAATTTTTCAGAACCTCCATATCAGAAAAGTCAACTGGGTCGTAATCCTTACGTACAGTTACTTGGGATAGGGCTCTAAATACGGGGTATACAAAACCCTCTTTGTCTTTGTCGGGGTCTAAGTCCTGCTTAGTTACCTCAGGATAGTAGCCCGAAAAATTGGGGGTTGCACTATCGAATAGGCCAAAAGAAGCAGTTGATTTCTTAGCCTCTATCATTGAATCGTTTAGGGCTTTAAGAGGGAAAAGCTTACCCTCTTCTCCTAGGCCTGAGCATAGAATTAGATTTCTTTCTAAGCCCAGGGTAATAGTGTCAAGATATTCTTTCGTGGGTTAATTATTTTTTGTGCCTTTACTTTTTTGTGATTTATCTCCCGGTCGGTTCTTTTTACGAACTGCACGGTCTGATTTGTTTTTATCGCCCTCTCTCTTCTGTTTCTTTTGGGCACCTGCGGCAGGGTCAGTCATTATTCTAGGCTCCTTCTTGTTAGGTTCTTCATAACCAAGCTCGTCGGCCGCCTGGTCATTATCTATTATACCCTGATTGAACTTGGCTATAATGTTCCTTATTTTTATCTCCTGGCCTTGTTGTAATTTGAGGTCATCTGATAACGTAGAGGAGTTCCAAACTAACTCGAGGGTTTCAAATTTAAAGCCTGCCATTACAAGTTCTAATTTAAACCCATATTCAAAAAAGATTCGAGCACAATTTTGGGCATTTTTTAGTTCCGATAGCAACTTGTTGAATACTACCACTATCTGACCCTCTGAGGTTCCATAGCTTCTACCCATCATTGATGAGTCCATCTTCATACCCGCAAATACTCGCAAGTCATTCTGAATATATAAGTCATCGGCTCCAGCAGACGATTTTGTAGGGGTGTGAAATTCAAATTCTACATCATCCTTAAAGCCTACTGATATACCATCTTTGAGGGTTACTTGTAATCGAGTAGCAGCTTCTGTCAATAGTGCCTCCATTCGGGATTTATAGACTGCTTCTGATTCACTTGCTAATTTGTCAGGTTTGTCTAGCAGGGCCTGCATAAATCCTATGATTCCCAATTGCTTAACGATATGCCGGAGGTTATCAATCATATCTTTTTGAACCGTTAAGCTATCGAGGGCTGCAAGCATTGGAGGTATACCATAAGGTAAATCATCATCACCCATTAAAGATACGTAACGGAAGGTTCTTTTATTCAAGGGTATTAAACCTTCAATAGTTGTTGTCTGGCTATTAAGCCCTATTCTTGTAGATTGTTGGTAGGGCATCCATTCTTCTAGGAGTTTGTCATAGGCATAATAAATTTGCTCGGGTTTAATGAGTGCGCATTTAGTAAGGGTTGTTAAATCTTTCTTAGGCACCCATTCTCCTGCTATCGTACCTGCAATAAATATCTGACGGAATACACGATTAATTAAGCCATTGTCGCCTCCTAAGTCTGCACCCCATTCGAGTAGCTTTCTATCTAAGTGGGCTCTCATCTTATCTATATCCTGCGCTTTTACACGGGGGTCAAAGCGGATTTTATAGCCTGTATTACACAGTTGGACTAAGGTTGAGATTCCTTGAGATATATCGGGATGATGCTGGCCCAGTTTCCTTATTACAGGTATTAACTCCCTATTAAAAGTGGGGTTTATATAGTTAACACTACCCTTTAAAGTGGTTAGGTTGTAATAAGCATTACCCGAAGATGATGATTCTGATACCTGCCGAATAGGCATACCCGGGGGTAAGATTTGTTTTGTGGACTTGGGTTCAATTAGCTCCTGTACTTCTCTCAGGGTTTCTTTTTGGGGGATTTCTTTGGAGGGGGTATTCCAAATTCGGTCCCATAAACTTCGGTTATCAATCATTATCTTGGTAAAATTAAAGGGTTCTTTACCCTGGTTTTTCTTACTCTATTCGTTATAGCTTTGGCTATTATTGAATCGTCGTTGAAAATTACAGAATCTAGCGTGTCCTCATCATCCCTAGCGGAGTTTCTTCCTAATGCTGTCGGTTTATTATTAGAGTCATATATGAACGTATAGGCTTCTCTTACAAACTCGGGGTCTTTGATTTCAACGGTATCATTCCTTACATCATCTTCCAATTCATTAATCATCACAGGCCTAGTAGCAGTAGTAGTATACCAGCCGGGAACTTCACTTTGCTTAGGTTTTTTCTCACCCTTCTTTTTAATGATTTGGGTTGAATAGTATAGATTGGGGTAGCCTTGTTCTTGGAGCTTCTCTACTACTGCTGCTCCAATATCATTTCCTTCGGGTGCAATGGTAGCCATATTAAAAGTCTTACCCATTTCTCCCAATAATGCCGCATATTGGAATAACCCTATTTTGCCTTTGTAGGAGGCTAATTCTTCACCTGCAGCATTCATTATAGAGAAGGCTGAGTAGTCATCACCTCTTCCTGTGGCAATATCTGCACCTATGAAGCATTTTTCATCTTCAAGCGCATATCGGTATATTCTGATATAACCAGAACCCATCTGAGGTTTATACATCAATATAGGCTTGTAATCCTCTTCTCCTAGTATGCAATCTTCAATTGCTTTGATATCATCCATATCAAATACCGTGTTACCTGACTGGAGAAAGTCACCATCAATTTCCTGGGCCGTCTTTCGGGGTCCAAGTGCTTGTCGGGTTTCATCGTACCAGAGTTGGTCACGTTCCGGGTGCATTTGCCATTTTAAGCGTATTGGGTTGAATACGCTGTTTGCTGCGGTGCAGGCATCTACCCAAGTTTGATGATACCAGTTACCCATACCATAAGGAGTAGAGTTTACGATTGCAGCCCCTCCGGTAGATAGGGTTGGAAAAGCAGCAGCCCAAATCTTGGATATCCATCTAACTACCGCAGCCTCATCAATAATAAGTAATGATACTGCCTCTGAACGACCTGCTTCTTCTGTGGTAGGAATAGAGGTAATTAGTGAACCATTAGCAAATTCCATTTCGGTAGAAGTTCCTATGTCATCGCCCTTGCCATTAATTACCGGTGTTTTGAGGTAATCAGGTAAGTTATTAT